TCACAGTGTTGTACGTCTGTGGATCGACCGCTGTAGGGTTAGATACGGGATCAACACCAGTAACCAATGATGCTGTATAATCACCCAAGTCACTTAGCATGTAGTTAGGGTTGCTAGGGTCTAGCAGTGTGCCTGCAGTCTCAGGATCAAGATTAGGGATGACATCGGATAGGTTAATACCACGGGCATCTAGGAAGCCTTTAGGATCGGCAACCATTGCTTCGATGTCTTGTGTAGATTGTGCAACACCTGAGTCACGGATCATCTGCAGGATAGCGTCTTTAGAAATACCGCTACCTTCTACTTCACCTGCGTTCTGTGCAGCCTCTTGCTCAATAGCGGCGGCAGTCTCATTATCGCCGTTTTCACGGGCTTGCTGTGCAAGCTTTTGGTAACCTGTTAGCCCTGTCTCAGGGTCTTTAATAGATAGCTTATCTACAGGATTACCGTCTACGATAGCGATCTCGTAAGGCAAGCCTAGCGCATTGTAGGCGTAGTTCATACCATCCTTACTGGTATATACGGTCATGTCGCCGTACTTCTTAGAAGCATCGTCGTCGGATAGGCCGTTAGCCCAACCTGCAAGCTTACCAATAATTCCTACAGGTGTAGCGTACTTTAGGAATTTCTGAACACTGTTAGACTGATTGCCTGTACCTTGGTTGCCGCTACCTGTCGAATTAGGCTGATAGTTTGCGCTTTGTCCTGCACTGTTATCATCACCATATCCATCATTGGCATGGCTGTTGCCTGTTACGGTGTTAGAAATAGCCGCAATACCCGTGACCTCATTGTTAGGGTCATTGTCGTTATCAAAGGTGTTACCCGATTGACCTGGGCCACCACCATCAACCATATCGGTGAAACTATCGTAATCAGTTCCTAGAATGCCCATTAGAGATTATCCCTTTCAATCTGACATTGCCGTACACGGTCACGTAGATACACGTAGTTGGAAAGGGCCTCTGGGATTGCAGTAGCATCAGAGGGTAGGCTTTCTAGTTCATCGGCTAGTTTGTTATTAAAGTCTTCGTCAAACACCGTGATAGGTGGACAATATATTTCAAGCTGAGTTCTATAGACCGTCTTTGCGCAACCGCTTAACAAGACCGTCCCTATCAGCAATGCTACCATCGTTTTCATGTTCTGCCATTGCCTTATAAAATCTGTTGGCCTGATCAGCGGCCTGTAGTTCATCTTGCAGGACTTTGTTTTTTTCGGCTTCTTTGCCTTTGATACGTCCTATGATGTAGAGGATGGGCAGAGCGATAGCCAAAGTCGCAATGATTAGGTCTTTCACTCTGCCAAAGATGTTAAACATCCACGCCATCCTTTTGATCTTTCCATCGTGCGTAGGCTGCTAATGCAATGCCGCCCAATGCACAGATTAAGAAGATTGTTTGTAAGCTACTGGAGTACGCTGCCAAACCTTCTAGCTGACCCGACACTTCGTTTAGTGCGGTGGCAGCACCTGCAATACCTGCGCCTGCCATAGTCTTAGATTGTGTTATAGGTTTCTTGTCCTGTACCGCTACTTTCTGTGGCATTGGTACATCAGGATCATCACTAGGTAGCTGTGCATCTAAGGTGAACAATGCTGCCTCTGCAGAGCGACGACGTGTCAGACCTGTAAGAGGTTGTAGCTTGCCGTTTACCCGTGCCTTGTTCCAACGCATGAACTGTGCAGGAACCGCTGCGTAATCGCCTGCGTTTAGCTTTTTAAGAAGTGTGGAAGAATTAAAGTTAGCTGCACCTAGATTATACACGAAAGATACCAAGGCATCAAACTGAAACTGTGTAAGTGGTACATCTACTAAGCGTTTAACTTCTGCCTCATAGATTTTCATATCCTCACGCAATAGGTCTTCTGCCTCTTGCTTAGTGATACGCATGTTCTTCTTAACGCCTTTAGTGTGTCCAAATCCAATCGTGAGTACGTTGGCAGGGCAACGGTACGGTACTATCATACCGTCGTTATCTACTTTGTGTAGGCCTTCAAACTTCTTAATAAGGTTCAGGCCTTGGTCTGATATTGATTTAGGGTGCATACTTATCCAAACGTGTTGAAATAGGGGTCTTGCCGCTGCATCAATCCGCTATCAATCGCCGCACGACGATTAACCAATTGCTGCGGAGCTAAGTCTCCTGGTTGTCTACCCATCCCTGTATATCCAAGCTGATCCATCTGTTTCAGCAAGGCATTCATATTAAACATACTTTGCCCAAGCATATCGCCTTGTTGGTTAAACTGTGCCAACAGGACGTTACTTTGATTATCCATTGCACGGCGTGTGACCAAACCTTGTGCATCCACACTCTCACGGATCAGGCGACCATTTTCGTCGAAAGATGTTGCAAGCTGTGTGTACTGACGACGAATGTCTTCAGGCAGGTTCTCACTCTGCGTTGCCAGTACCTGCTTCACTGTATCGATGCGGTTGATAACGTCTTGCTGTGCTGCAGCCTGATCTTGTGTACCTGCCTCAAAGCCTGCAGAAAGCTCACGGATAGCGGCAGTGAAGTCACGCTGAATGCTTTGCTCACCTGCTTGTTCCTGACGACCTTGCTGTTCGATCTGACCAGAGACATTAGCAATGTCACGCTGTGTATCACCGAAGTTATCAGCAATCGCTTCACGTGTACGATTGAAGCCACCAGAAACTGTGTCTAGCAATTCAGCACGTGTCTGGTTAGCAAGGGTTGTATTTGCATCGTAAGCATCACGGAAGCTTGCAAGACCTGTCTGCAGGCCACCAACTTCACCCATGATGTTTGATTGACCTTCTGCCAAACCGCCGTAGTAAGTATCGTTACGATCTGACATACCCTCTAGGTAAGACTGTAGGTTAGTCTGACCGCCAAGGATATTGGCAGACATATCTGTGAGGTTTTGGTTCTGAGTATCAAACTGCGTATTGATGTTCTCATTAACGCCTGTGAAGCCTGTATCCAGAGTGTTGTCTACAGTGTCGAAGCGTTCAGTCATGTTACCAGAAACATCTGTCAGGGTATTCTGGATACCTGTCTGACCTTCAGTAATATCATTAAAGTTCTGGTTCATGCTTGCAAAGCCTGTATCAACAGAACCTTGTACATCACCAAGTGTGTTGTTCACTGTATCTAAGCGACCACCTACATCAGCAAAACCAGATGAAGTTGTACCCTCTAGGCTACCAATACGGTTCTCAATGCCAGATGTATCTACTGTCTGCGAAACCACTGTGGTCTGTGGGATAGCAGCAATGTCTGCACGAATATCAGACTGACCAGATTTCAGATCATCCTGATTGTTCAGCATAGTGCCTTGGTTGGTTTTAATCTCTTCACCAACCACTGCAGCTTCTGCCGCTCTAGCATTCGTATTTTCGTTTACTGCAGTTGTACCTGCCTGAACACTGGCATCGACTTGTTCTGCAGATGCGCCATCACCACCCTTGAACACAATCAACCCACTAGCCCGTGGATTAAGGAAACGGTATGGCATAAATGGGTTATAGAGTGTCATTTATATCTCCTGAGAATAGACGTAGTACTGGGTTTTAAACTCATTACCCTGCCTACTTTTTAGAGAGCGTAGTTTGCGTTCCCATCCCTTGCGCCCCCAAACTCTTAGCGAACTGCAGCCGTTCTGTTTGGCAAAGTCTTCAAGGCAGTGAAACTGATCTCTCATATTGGTTACGGTCTGATTGACCGCTGTTAAACAAAGTATCTGAAGTGCTTTGTAATCTGGATATACTGAGACTTGTGTAACTGTTACGCAGCCTAGTTTATCGTCCTTATCAACCGTCACCCATATCTGCATTAGGTTGTCGATTGCTTTTCTGAAAATGTCGAAGGTCGAATATTCGCCCTCACCATAATCCAATGATTTTTGGATATGCGGCTCTAGTGTAGGCCAGTACTTTAGTACGTTTTGGTGGGTGAGAACGAATGACCGAAACTCAGTGGTTTCTTCTGTCATAAGTGCCTAAATTCGTTGAGAAATTGTGATTTAGAGTATAGCACTTATGGGGTTAGCTTGCAAGTGGTTTTAGAACGACAGACCGCCTTGCTCTAAGTTCTTTTGATGCAGGTCAGATTGGTTATACGAACTCAGCAAAGTGTTGGTTGTTGGGCCGTATTTAGTCCCTGCGTTTGTTGGACTAAATGTCCCCGCAATTACATCTGGAACATAATACTTATAATGCTGTCCAACAGCAGTATGGTCACCTATATATACATAGTCGTTAATAAGAATTGCAGTTGGAACTTGCATTGGAAGATTCCCTTGCGCAACAAATGTCAAGGTTTGATCTAAAACAAGATAAGCGTTGGTTTGACCTCGCATAATAACATGAATATTACCAAAGCGGTCTACTTCTAAATCTTCAACAATACCTATCGCTGACTGGTACTGGTGCGTAGCTGACATTCCATTAGGATATGAATTAAATCTAACAATATCCCCATTGTTATACCCTGCGTATAGATAGCCATTTGCACCATAACACATTGCGGTAATTTCATTTGTATTGCTGTTTACTCTCGTTGTTGTCTGGCGTTGAAAATTACTTTCCTGAACTACAGCAATCCACCCATCTCGTCCTCCAAAATATAAATAACCACCAACTGCAACCATACCTTCCCAATCTTGTACACCTGCTCCGTTATATACAGTAGCCGACAAACTTATGTTACTAATGGAACTTAAACTATACCTTCTGAAGTCATCATGGTTGTTTGGTGCAACGTAAGCATAGTCACCATGCACCATCATACCTCTAGTGTCGTAAATTATATTTGTACTGGTGATTTGATTGAGACTGCTAGAGCTATAAGCATATATATTACTGCCCGATATACCTATCAAATATACGGTTCCAGAACTATTTCTGTAAGTATCGGCCATTGTTGATGGATAACTACCAGAAACAGGAACGGTGTTAGAAGTTACTAAACGGTCAAAGTTGTTGGGGTCATATCGAACCATACCATAACCGTCAGTCCCTTGTCCGTCACCCATTGCCCATAGGCCAGATTCATATAGCTTAATACCGCTAGAGACACCTTGACCAAACCCTCTAGCAGACCCACCACCAAGTGTGCCTAGCATGGGTGCATACAGGATTTCTTTTTTAGGAAAAATCAAACTCATTGTGTCGATCTCCTATTATTCGAATGCTGTTTGTGAAGCCAAAACTGTGAATGTAGCAGCCGCTGTTTTGATGATGGTGAATGTGTAGACATCGATGCTTGAGGCATTACCGCCAGTAGGCGCACCGCCCTGCCACTTTGGTGTGACTGTGGTAGTATCAATTTGAATTGTGTTCAGATAGTAGGCTGTGCTTCCGTTAGTAACTAGAACAGCGCAAGTCATAGATTCACCTACAGACATGATACTATCTAACGATGTACTGACATCACCTCGTAAGTTCAGTGTTCTATTAGCTGTTTGGTTTGCTGTAAGATACCGAACCGCACCCCCCATCAAACTAAAATTTATGGTGCCAGAGGTGTTAGTTTCAGTAATGACCTTTTCTTTAACTTCCTCAACCTTTAGCCCCGTATTCAGGCTCATGTGCTTGCCGCTATCGGAATACTGGAAGTTAACCCCTGCACCTTCAATCGTAATACCTGCACCATCAGCCGCTGCGCTGTTAGCTGCACCATCAGCAATAGTGATGTTTGCATCTGCTACGTTTAGGTTCGTAGAGTTAATGGTTGTGGTAGTGCCTGTGACCGTTAGATCAGGAATAGTTACTGCGCCTGTGAATGTGGCACCTGCTAGAGGCGCATAGTTAGCACCTTGTGCAGCAACGGCAGCTACTTGCGTAGTACCTTCGGCTTGTACTGCAGCAATCTGC